AGAACCTCACCCCGAGCGGGGCAATCCCTTCTTGATGATTGCAGTCCGGAGGGCAATGCAAGTCACTTGCGCTCTCTGTGCTGGCCCGTGAGTGCCCTTGTGCCTTTTCGGCACCCTCTCCCCCCAGAAACCATCCTCAAGCCCCTGTGCGCCGCTGCTGCGCTCTTCTCTGCCCTATTCATCGTCGTCTCCTTCCGGTTGCCATTTGGGGATCGCTTTCAAAGCCTCCACTGCTGCTGGCGGGATCACCGCAACGTGGAAGCCGTCGCCAGTGCCGCCTTCCCGATCCTCTCTGCCGTAGCCGTGGTTCACCTCCAGGGCGAACTTTGCCCCGTTCGATGCCTCCCTGACATACAGCGCTTCTTCTGCGAACTCTGCGATCCGCATCTTGGCGCGCGCAATGATCGGGATAAATGCCGCGTCCCTGGGCTCGTCTCCTCTGCCATAGTGCATGAGCGTCACCCGTGTGCATCCGAGTGCGAGTGCCAGCCCTGCCATGGTTGGGGGAACTTGGTAATCTTCCTCGTATGGCTCGCCATCGCGGGGATAGATTTTGCGCTTGCGCGTCCTGCTTTGAAAATAGTCCTCAATCCGTTGCTCCAGCTCCTCGGGATCGGTGAAGGCGAGCTGCCCGCGCTTTGCCATCATTTCGTCCCTCTGCTTTTTGCGCCCAGCTCTGCGATTATGCGCTGGGTTTCTTCGCTCACCTTGCGCCCCGACCGACCGCTATCAGCGGGCGGGGAGGGAGGGGCGCTTGAGGCGTTTCGCCTGATATTTTCGGTTCGGCCTACGTCTCCGTTGTCCGTGTCAGTCTCCATATCAGTATCAGTTTCAGTATCAGTTTCAGTTTCCTGTATCAGTTTCACGTGTTCTATGTCCCACAGGTGTGCTACACCGTGTCCTCCCACCGTGTATGACACCGTGTCTAACACGGTGTGCAGAATTGTGTTCGGCTCGGGCATTTGGTGCATGGATAGGGCGCGGCGCATGGCCGGAACATCGCGCTTTGTTTCCGACGCGATCAGGTTTTGCAGGTCTTTAATCATCTTGGAAAACGGCGCGCTGTCAGGGTTCCATCCCTCGGCCTTGGTCAATGTTGCTATGACCATCTCGACCAAGGCGTGCAGGCGCAGATCGCCGCGTTTGACCAGGCGAGTATCGTTGAACACTTTGCAGAACGCCGATGCCGTGGAAGGGTTGTTCGCCCCGGTGTCATTCCAGAACCACTTGGTGATCCTGATCTGATCGTCCTTTCCGCGCTCGATCAGGTTTACGCTCTCCATGTCGTCAAGCATGGCCTCGGCCGTCTCCTTTTCCGTCCGGCGATCCGCAGCGAAGTAGCTAACAGGCAAGCGGAACACGCCGACGCTGTTCCCGTGCGGGCAGGCGATCAAATAAAGGTAGCCGAGACGGCTTGTGTCGTTCTCCAAGGACAGAAATTTGTCGCTATCCCACACTGATGTGCCAATCGGTCCATATCTGCGAGACATTCAAGCCTCCTTTGGCTCAAGAGCCCTGACCAGATCAACAATAGCATCGCCCTTTGATTTCCACAGGTGATAGCTCGCGCCGCTCGCGCGCTTCATCTCTGTTTCGGATAGCCCGGAGCCACCGGCCAAGATGATCTTGACCGCAGCTCCCAGCACGTTGAGATCGGCGGCCATGACTGGCCCCGCGTTGTGAATGTGCATGCTCATGCCTTCGGTGCCTTCTGCTGGAACTGTTCCCGGCGCAGCGTGACCGCGCCGCCTTCGCCAATGTCCGGCGCTTCCTCTGCAAAGCGCATCGCCGTGACGCGGGACCGGCTCAATATGATCGTGAGATATGCCGCCAGGCGCTCCTCGGTAGTGTGCGTCTTGGTCGGCGCGAACTCCTCCACGATCCACCGCGCGACCCTGGGCTTGACCGGGATCGTCACCGTGAAGTCAGAGGGCACGCTCGGCTTGGGTGCCAGCTCGTCCTCGGCGCGGATCATGGCGTCGGTCAGGCTGATCCCGCGCTCTGCCTTGATCTCTTGCGCCCTGACCAAGATTTTTTCGTCTGTATTGTCAGTCACTTGTTCACTCCTTGCTAAATATATCCCTTATAATTGCAAAATATCTATTGCAAAGGCAAGCACGGTCTGTTTTAACCATTGTTGCAGGGCGTCGAGCCCGAGCGAAAACGGAGGTTCCCAGATGCAATTTGACCTGTTCGACCAAGGCAGCGACAGCCAGCCCGGCGGGCGGCAAACTGAACTGGAGATGCTGATCGAGGAGAAAGCGATGAACCATTACGAACAGAAACAGGAAGCCCGGCGCGAGCGGTTGCTTGCAGCGGCTGACCGGGCCGAGGCCCAGAGCGAGGCGGCATGCAAGCGGGCCGACATGCGCGAGGAGGTGTCCGGTATCCCTTTGGGCCAGCCGATCCTGGTCGGCCACCATTCAGAGGGTCGGCACCGGGCAGCGATCCGGCGGGCTGACAACGCCATGCGGTCCAGCATCGAGGCCGACAAGCGAGCCAAGGAATTGCGCGGCAAGGCGGCAGGCGTCGGCACCGGCGGGATCAGCTCCGATGATCCAGAGGCGATCCAGAAGCTCCAGGCCGAGATCGACGCGGCCCAGGCGCAACAGGATTTCATGCGGGAAGCCAACAAGGTGATCCGGCGCGCTTTGAAAAAAGACTTTGCAGACAGCGAGGCCGAGGGCTTCGAGGATTACCGAGCCGAGCTGGCAGCGCTGAACAACGGCGTGATGGCAGCAGGCACCGCATGGAAGCTCTTGCAGAAAGACTTTGCAGGCCGGATCGGCTTCGCCTCCTACCAGCTCCAGAACAATGGGGCGAACATCAAGCGGATGGAGAAGCGGATAGCCCAGCTTCGCGCCGCCGAGGCTGCACGGATCGCGGCCGGTGGCGAGGAGAAGCGCACCGCCTACCAGGGCTTGTGCGAGGTGGTCGAGAACTTCGAGGAGAACCGGCTCCAGATCGTTTTCGACGGCAAGCCCAGCGCCGAGGTTCGGGCCGATCTGAAAGGCAACGGGTTTCGGTGGGCACCCAGCCAGGAAGCCTGGCAACGGCAGCTCAACAATGGGGCGCGCTACGCGGCCACCCGGTTCCTGCGCTCGCAGGGCGTCGAGGTCTGACACATCGGTGAGGGGCGGCAAGCCCGCCCCCATCCCATGCGCCAGAAAGACAGGAGGACAGCATGAAAATCGCAAACGGAATGTTGATCGAGGGCCGCAATCGGTGCGGCGTCCAGATCACCGATGGCCCTTGGATCGCAAGCGTGCCCGAGGAGCTGATAAAGCTCCGCGCCAAAACCTCGCGCGGATTTCCCGCCTGGGTGCGCGCGGCTTTCGAGGTCGAGAACAACAGCGACGGCCGGACTGATTACTTCGAGAACGACGTGATCCGGCTCATGCCTGGCGACCCGTTCTATGACCAGGCCGAAGCGGCAATTTCTTAGGAGATCGAGATGCAATGTATCAAAACCGGGGCGCACATTTACATCGCCCAGTATGGCTTGTTTGCGATCTGCGACGTGTTCGAGCTGAAAGGCGTGAACCTGTTTCGGATCGCCGGGACCAGCCGCGAGCCGATGCACGACGTGATCCATTTCAACGTCGTTGACGTGGCCCAATGGTTCGACCGCGAGGCCACCGACGGCCGCAGCTCCACCATGACCTCGGCCTGTGCTGCGAACTTTGGCTATGACGGAAAGGCGGTGCAGGCATGAGCCGCAAGCCGACGATCTGGGAAGCCCTGGCCAGAAAGCTCGGCCGGGAACCCACGCACCGCGAGGCGTGCGACGAGGTAAAGCGCATCCTGCGCGAAGGCGCAGAGGAAAGGGCAGGCGCATGACGCGCGAGCCCTACCGCCCCACTGTGCCGGATTTCACCACCCCCAAAGAGGAGACACCATTAGACCGCAACGGCCACCCCAACCTGGCGCGCACCTACATCGCGCCCAACCCCACGCAGGAGCCGGAGGCGAAGCCCGCCCCCGAGCCCCAGGAGATCAAGGAAGCGCCGTTTTGCAGCGCGGAAAGCACGCGCAACAAGCACGGCAAGGCGGTGATGCGCCTGCGCTTTGAGAGCTTCGAGGCCCTGGAAGCCTACTTCGCGGACGAGCTGATCGGCTCCGACATGATGGAAGGCAGCGCCTCGAAAGTGATCGGCACCACGCTGCTGATCTGGGACCGTAACTGAAACCACGAAAGGAAAGACCAAATGCAACACCTGTTTGAGACTATGACTGCCACCTGTGACGAGCTGGCAAAGCTGATGGCGGATCGCGGGATTGTCACGCCGTCGGCCGCAATCGAGGCGCGCAGCGGGCACCGCACCGCCCGCGTGATGCTCAACTTCGCGGAGGCCACCAGCTCATATCCCGACAAGTATGAGTTTATCAGTGGCGACACCATCGAGGAGGCCGTGGAGAAGGCCGAGGCGTGGGTGGTGGCCCAGCCGACGGCCGACGAGCGCGCGCTCCAAGATGCGCTCGGATTGACGGCCAAGGCGCTGGAGGCCAGCCGCAAGGCCGGGCTCGACACCGGCGAGGGCGCGGCGTTCGTCGCCCAGCTCGAAGCCATGATGAAGCGATTGAGCGAGAACGCGATCACCGACAAAAGCGAGGCGAGCTGATGGCACGCGGAACAGCGAGCTATACCGGCGAGGAGGTGGAGGTGGCGTTCAGCGCCACCGGCCAGCTCACCGACTATGGCGTGGATCGCTCGCCCACCTGGATCGAGTGGGAGGATATCGAGATCGAGGAGCTGACGATCCTCGGCCACAAGGTCGATCCGAAAATCCTGTCCGCAGAGCTGGTGGAAACGATCCGCGAGCTGGCCGACGATCTCGAATTTGAAACCGAGGAGCCCGACCATGAAAATTGAAGTTGAGAAATACGACATGCACCGGATGATTCTGCTGCTTGACGCGGCAGACGACGCACTAACCGCTGCCGCCAAAATTGAAAAGCGCCAGCAACAGAATAAGTCCATGCGTCAAATCACGGCGCAAGAACGGGCCAAGGCGACCCGGCTGCTGGTTGCTGAAATGATGGAGAAGTATTCATGACAGGCCGCATCCGCCAATGGATTGCCGAAGCCATCGGCCACGCGCCGGGGACCACACATCAACCGGAGACACCGACTATAGACCGAACAGCAATATGAAATGAACGCCGTCTGCAATCGCCACCGCCATCTGGGAAATCAGCACGGGCAACGGGCGCGACCTGGACGAGGAATTGCACGATAGTCACATGCAGAACTGCCACGCTGCCGTTGCTGACACCTATATCGACGACATCACCATTGATGAATGGCAGGCGGATGCGCTGGCTCAGGTCCAGTAACCCCCAAGCCCCGGCCACGCGCCGGGGACCACACATCAACCAAAGGAACCAACAAAATGAAAAACCTAACACAAGCAGATGTCGTCCGCATTTTCGAGGATGCAGGTCTGACGATAGACATTCGCGGATCGCTCCGAGTTACCCACAAAACAGGCACATTTCTTACGATATTGAGGACGAGGACGACAGCGGCGTTTA